TGTGGGTTCAAGCCAAATATGCTTCTTACTTTAAGCAAGATATATCTAATGGATATGCCGGTTTGTTTTACAGAAATTTAGCAGAGACAGGTACAAACCCTTTGGTATCGATGACAGAGGGTGGTAAAACAAGTACACAGCCGGTGTTGAAGATTACTCAAACTGCACCGGGAGATATAGTAAATTTTCTTTCTGCTTCTACAGAAGTCATGACACTTACAAGTCCCGGCAATTTGGGTGTGGGAGTCGCAGATCCTGATTCAAGAATAGAAATTATGGATTCTTCAGTTAATCAGCTTAAAATTTCATATGATGCTAGCAATGCAACAACGTTTGCTGTTAATAATGCCGGAAAGCTAACAGTAACCACAGGTGGTGATATGTCTCTTGCATCTAACGTGGCAATTGATGGAAACACAACGCTCGGAAATGCTAGTGGAGATGCTGTCACCATTAATGCAGCCACAGTGGCAACACCAAACGGACTAAATTTCGATTCTAACACGCTTGTAATTGATCAAGCTAACAACAGAGTGGGCATTGGCATTAACGATCCAGATCATAAGCTAGAAGTATCTGGTGGAATTCATCTTTCAGCGAAGTTTTTATCAGCACCGAGTGCTCCTGCTGCTGGGAATGGTGGAGTGATATACACGAAGGGTGACGGAAAGGTTTATTGGATATCTGATGACATATCTGAAACTGATTTGACTGCTGGCTCTGTGGATATTGACGGTTTATCAGCATTGGGCGGAACAGGATTACACCAGACACAAGATCACTTTATGTTCTCAGACAACGGAACAGAAAAGAAGATAACGTTCTCAAATCTTGAAGATGCTATCTTTGCTAATGTGTCTGGTGATGTAACTATTGCTGCTGGTGGAGCCGCAACTGCTAATTTGAATAACCTAGGCTCAGGGCATGCCCTCAGCGTTGCTAATGATTACACAGTGTTTGTTGATGCTGGTGGTACTACGTACAAAAACTCATTCAACAATCTAGCGGCAGGTTTTGCTGGTGATGGACTTGCGGCTTCATCTGGCAATATTGATGTTCAAGTCTCTGGTGCGGTGCATATTACTGGTGATAAAGTAGCAATTACTGGCTCTTTGGCTGGTGCTGGTATAGCATGGAATGGGCATGCTAATTCTGTTTCTTCTCTTGAGCTTGACATTAATGGGTTGACGGCTCTCGGCGGCACAGGACTACACCAGACACAAGACAAATTTCTCTTCACAGACAACGGAACACATAAGACAATTACGTTTTCTAATCTTGAGGATGCTATCTTTGCCAATGTCTCCGGAGATGCAACCATTGCTGCTGGTGGAGCTTTAACCATAGCGTCAAACGCAGTTGAAGGCTCAATGCTCAACTCAAACGTTGCAGGCTCTGGATTAGACTATGGCTCAAATGAGTTGTCTGTTGATGTTTCTGATTTTATGGCAAACGGCGCGGATAACCAAATTGTAACAGCCACAGGCACAGACGCTATGAATGCAGAAGCGAATCTTCAGTTTGATGGTACCGTCTTGACACAAGGTGGGGCTGCTGGGGCTGCTGGTGTACATAGCAAGATTGTGGTTAGAAAGACATCCATATCTGACAATTCAGCTACAGACGTTGTTACTTTTACTGTTCCGAACGCAAACCACGCAGCAGCGATTAGGGTGTTTGGTTTGGCTAATTTTGATGGTTGTGCATACGCACAATCGTTCTCTTTCGAAGGCTCAATAGCTAGAGCATCTGGCTCGCCAACTGATAAAGCACTTTCTTCTGTGACTGTAAAAGAAAATGCCGCTATTACACCCAACTTTACTGTTGCGGTAGCAGGTAGTAGCAACACCGGCGCGAACAGCGCAACACAAACATTCACACTGCAAATGACTATAAATACTTCTGACAGTAGTAGCAGCAATGCTACCTTTATAATTGAATTGATGAATTTCAACTCTAGCGGAATAACAATGGCTGCTTCTTAATTCCTTTTCCTTAAGTCAACACTATTTATGATTGATATATATTAATCCTAGGAGTAAATTTAATGTCTTCAATGTTAGAGCAAGCAATTGTTGATGCGGCTGCATTAAGAGAAGCGGCACTTAAAAATGCTGAACAGGCGATTATTGAAAAATATGCGCCACAAATCAAAGAAGCTGTCGATGGCATGCTGGAAAATGAAATGTCCGAATCTCGGTGGGTTCGTAACCAATTAGTACAACATGAAGGCAAATTTGCTAGAGTCACAACTGAAAGCGATGCTGGTAAAGTTGGCATACAATATATTGGCGAAGAAAAAACTAATCTTGTCCTTGAGTCAGATATTCAAGAAGCCGATGAAGCTCTTCTTAAAGAAGAAGAAGGAATGGATATGGGAGGCGCAGGAATGGCAACTGGTACAGGTGCTGAACCGAGTGCAGTAGATAACATCCCAATGGCGTCCGGCATTATGCCTGATGGCGAATTAAATGTTTCCATGAATGTGTACGATTTTTCACCAGAGGATTTTAATATTGATTTGGAAAGCCTACACCTTTCCCCAGAAGAACAAGAAGCAATTGCTGGCGCTGAGGAGCCAATGGCTGGTGAAGAAGAAGCAATGCCTGACGAAGAAATGGGGATGGATTTAGGTGCCGATTTAGGAGATGAAACCGAAGAACCAGCGGCAGAAGAACCAGAAGAAATGCCAGATACCATTCTGGAAGATGCTGATTTGTTCACACAAATATTCGAAATGCTTAATGAAGAAACTGTTATCGATATGGGTGAAGATAAGAAAGGCTGGATTACCACCGACGAAGAAACCCTAAAGCATGAACAAGAAAAGCAAATGGCTAAAGAAGAGTCTGACGAGGAAGAGAAAGAAGAAAACGAAGAATACAAGAAGAAGATTGAAGAACTCGACGAGACAATTCAGAAGCAACAAACACAAACAAAAGATTTACTAAAAATCGTTGAAGAACTAAGTTCTAGTCTCAACGAGACGTTATTATCTAACGCAAAGTTGCTATATTGCAACAAGACACTTAGCGATGCCTCCTTGAATGAGCGACAAAAGAATAAAATTGTTGAAGCCATCGCATCGGCAAAAACACCAGATGAAGCAAAGACTCTCCAAGAGACTCTAAAAGCTACAGTGGGTTCTACAAAATCAAAAGGACCACAATCACTGAGCGAGTCTGTGCAGCGAAAGTCTAATTTATCAGGGCTTATGCCAAGACGCAAACAACCAGAAGAATATTCATTTGCACAACAAATGAAGAAGCTTGCTGGTATTAAATGACATACTGTAGGAGGTATTAAAATGTCTATTGTACAAAAACTTACAGAAGGCATAGTAAACCGTGACATGAAAGCAGAAGGCGACGCCCTTTTGAACAAATGGACTCAAACCGGTTTACTTGAAGGTCTTCAATCCGATCATGACAAGTCGAATATGGCTCGTCTATTGGAAAACCAAGCTAAAGAACTACTTCGTGAGAGTTCTTCCATGAGCGCAGGCGATGTAGAAGGTTTCGCCGCTGTTGCGTTCCCCATTGTTCGACGAGTATTCGCCGGACTTATTGCTAATCAATTGGTTAGCGTTCAACCGATGAGCCTTCCTTCTGGACTCATCTTCTTCCTTGACTTTGTGTTCTCACCGAATCTTGGTTCAGGAACCACCATTACCAGTCGCCTTGGTAATGATGCCAACCAATCAATCTACGGTACTGACAAGGTTGGTATGGAAGTAACTGGTGGTGTTAATCTCGTCGGTGCAACTTATAAAGAAGACCAATCAGGTCCCGGGCGTGGTGGTATGGTTGGTTATGCTTTTGCTTCTCCAACTGGCTCTAATGACGCTGCGTGTACTCAGGCGCATATGACTCCAAAAGCCACTTTCAAGCTTGACGGCGCAGTATCAGAAACTAATGCAAAATATCTAGATTATGACGCTGACTTGTTGGCGAGTACTGACTCGTCCATTGGTATTATTATTTTGGATGTTGATCAAGCCGAATTGGCAGATGCAGGCGGTGTTACCAACATGGACTTTGAAAACTTAAGCGCTTTTGCTCTTAGTTCAACTGCTCTTACGACTTTGGATGCTGTTATTGATGCTGCCGGCGCAAACATCAATGCTCAAGTTAGAAGATTAACTAAAAAGGTTTCCGCTTCAGACTCAGCAACATCCAATGCCGCTATTCGCTTTGTTTTAACCATTGCTGGTGGTAGCCTTACTCTCAGTGATTTGACTATGTCTTCTGCAACTGGTATCGGTGCTGGTGAATTTAGTTATCCTAAAAAGGATGATGTTGACACCAATCCCGGTGTTAAAGGTGCTCTTGCTGGGTTTGCTTATCCTTTGGAAGGCGACGAAAAGATTCCAGAAATCGACATCAAGGTAGATTCAATCGCCATCACAGCACAAACCAAGAAGTTGAAAGCCAAGTGGACTCCTGAATTGGGACAAGACTTGAATGCTTACCACAACTTGGATGCTGAAGTTGAGCTTACCTCTATCCTTTCTGAGCAGATTGCTCTTGAAATCGACAGAGAAATCTTGGCTGATTTGGTGAACGGTGCTACTGCTGGTACATTCTATTGGAGTCGTTCTCCCGGATTGTTCGTAAATCGCACAACTGGTGCTGAACTTGGTGCAACTGCGGCTGCTCCTGACTTCACTGGTACCGTATCAGAATGGTATGAGACTCTTATTGAGACTATCAATGACGTTTCTGCTCAAATCCACAGAAAGACTCTTCGTGGTGGTGCTAACTTCGTAGTTTGTTCTCCTGAAGTTGCTAACATCCTTGAGTTCACTGCTGGTTTCCGTGCTAATGTTACTGCTGATGCAGACAAAGGCGATATCGGAGCCGTTAAGGTTGGTTCCTTGAGTCGTAAGTTCGACGTAATGGTTGATCCTTACTTCCCTCGTAACGTAATCCTTGTTGGACGTAAAGGAAATAGCTTCCTTGAGTCTGGTTACGTGTATGCACCTTACGTGCCTCTACAAACCACACCTACTATCTTCGGGCCTGAAGACTTCGTTCCACGTAAAGGGGTAATGACCCGTTACGCGAAGAAGATGGTTCGTCCTGATATGTACGGCTTGGTTATCGTTCGAGGGCTTCTTGGAGAGAGCGGCGCAAGCTAATCTAAACTGAGAAGTTAAAAACAAACCCCCTTCCATTTTGGTTGGGGGTTTTTCTATTTGGGGCGACTATTTACTAATGATTGCGTCTTGAACGCAAAATGATTTATTGATTATAGGAGATTATATAAATGGCTAAATTAGGAAGATACTCTGCGGATAGAAAGAAAGTAGAATCACTTACTGCTGGTAAAACACTTACCGTTGCAGATTGTGGAAAACTTTTTATTTTAAACCTTGCTGCTGGTGGTGCCATAGTGTTACCGGATGCGAGTGCTGCTGGTAAAGGTTGGTGGTGTAAGTTTATTCTAGGAACAAAAAACGCTGGGGGTGCATGGACTATTGACGCA